TACTAGTAAACATTTATCTAAAGTAACTTTTCCACAGAAAGGGTACTGATGAGCGAGCGTGGAGAATTAAAACGTATTGGTGCAAAACAACATCGCAATTCAGGTAGAGGACCAGTCAAGGCTGACGGATCATTGGATGACTTCGTGGTAGATGTCAAAGAATATTCTAAATCCTATTCCGTTAGCCAAGACTCTTGGGCTAAAATAGTGTCTGACACAATGAAAGTAGATAGAAAAAAAAATCCTGCTTTAATGATAGTTTTGGGATCTGAGCATAAAAAGGTAAGACTTGCTATAATTGAGTGGGAAGTATTTGAACAGTTAAGAGAAAAGAAATAATGGAATCTACAGTAGAGTTATTAAATAAGTTAACATCATTTAATGATATGTCAGAGTATATGCAGGATGAAGAGTTTACAAAGACTCTTACTATTGTTGCAAAATTAATAGTAAATCCTGATATTCCTCCAGCAAAAGCAACGTTGTTGATTACACAATTACAGGCACAATCTGCAAAATTTGCAATGCTTGCAGCATGGTATTCTCATGTTAAAAAAGATGATAGAGCAAAAAAGAATATGTATTATGCAATAAGAGAAGCAACCGACAAATTGGTCGATGCCCTTAAATATAATGTAAGGAATTTTTAATGGCTAAAACACTGTTACAAAAAATAATAAAAAAACCAGAAGATGTAGGAATAGATTTATCTAAGATAATTGATATTATAAATGAGGGCTATGTTAAGAATGCCGAAGAAAAATCTGGATTCACACAAAAGAAAACGTTTGCTCCATCAAAGTTGGTTTGGAACGAAGGAACTTGTCCTAGGTTTTGGTATTTAGCATTTGAAGGAAATGATTTTGAAAATAAAAATGATGGTCCTAGTCTTGCAAATATGCTTTCTGGAATTGATGGTCATGAAAGAATAAATCAAGCATTAAAAAATCAAGGAATAGTCAAATGGTCAGAAGAATGGATTACAAATGAAGATCCTCCTATTAATGGTAAGGGAGACGGTATGTATACTATTGACGGCCAGGACATACTTATTGAAATAAAAACTACTAGTGAAAGAAACTTTGAATATAGAAAACAAAGTAACACTGCTAGCGATAGCAATAAGATGCAACTGCTTATTTATATGAAAATATTAAATCATCAATTGGGTGCAATTATTTATGAAAATAAGAATACTCATGAATTATTAGTAATTCCAATTGTTCCAACAAAAGAAGATGTTCAAGAAATAAATAATTTGTTTGATTGGATGAGAAGAGTTAAGAAAGCATTTGACGACAAGCAACTTCCAGAAAGAGTTTCTAGACAAGGAACTAAAATGTGTGGAAAGTGCCCTTTAGAAAAAACTTGTGATTCTAGAGAAAAAGGCGTAATTAAAATTGAAAAGAGAAAAGATTTTGAATGATAAAACATTGCGAATGGTGTGAAGAATCTTTTGAAACCAAAAGTAAAAATCAAATTTATTGTGGACCAAAGTGCCGTACTCTTGCAACTAAAGAAAAAATTATTAAAAGATATAAGTTTACAAAAGCAAAAGAAAGAATGGGAAAAGAACGCCGCTGTGCTGGTGGCTGTGACACAATTCTTAGTATTTATAATGATAATAACTTTTGTGACACATGCCTTGTCAGTCATAAAAAAGTAGACAAAACATTAAAAGAGATAAAGGATTTTTTTGATTATGACAAAAAGTAAGTTAAGATATATTGGAAATCCAAAAACTATTTTAGCAATTGATGCATCCACAAACTCCATGGCTTTTTCCGTATTTACTGAAAGAAAACTTGTTAAGTTTGGCAAAGTTAATTTTTATGGAAACCATGTTTATGAAAGAACTGGAGATGCTAGTAGAAAAATTAGTGAATTTTTAAAAGATTTTGAAATAGACGCAATAGTAATAGAATCTGCTATATACACCAATTCTCAAAATACAGCAATTACACTCTCATTGGTACAGGGATCAATTCTTGGTGCAAGTCAGATATATCACAAAGCCCCAATAGTTTCATGCTCACCAGTATCTTGGCAATCATGGATTGGAAATGGTAGGCTTAAGAAAGAAGAAAAGCAAGCCATTAAAGATTTATATGGAGAAGGAAAGTCTTATTCATTTTACAAATCTAAAGAAAGAGAAATGAGAAAGACAAGAACTATTAACAAGGTAAATATTGAATTTGATTTAACAATTGATGATGACGATGTTGCTGATTCAATTGCAATTGGATGGTATGCTTCTGAAAATTGGCATAAACTTGTTGATCAACCACATAATCTTGACAAGTTAAAAGGGTAATGATAAAATGAAACTATATACAAGCGAGGCTTGGTTAAAGAAAAGGTATCAAATTGATAAGAAAAGCCCTCAAGAGATTGCTAAAGAGTGTGGAGCATCTGTTGAAACTATATATGTATATCTTGCCAAGTTTGGTCTTAGAAAATCAAAGAGGTAAAGATGGCAGAGTATAAAATTCCAAACTTTGAAAAAGAACTTGAAGATAAGATGAGGATTGTCAAAGACATGTCCACCCAAGCACCAGCGGGTAGAAAGATATTAGATGAATGTTTAGATATAGCAAAATTACTTATTAGTAAGAATCAATCCTATGGTAGTTCATATAGTCATCCTATTAATATATTTAGCAAATCTACCCCAAAAGAACAAATATATATACGTATTGATGATAAACTTAATAGAATACATAAAGGTAAAGAGTATGCATCTGAAGATACTATCTTAGATCTTATTGGATATCTTGTATTGTTAAGGACATTAAATAATGAATGATGATTTAGTTAAACACTTAGACTTGGTAAACCAAGTGGCTGCAGAATATCTTAAAGGATATGATGCATCTCAAATTTCAAAAGAATTAGACATGCCTCGTCAAAAGGTACTGTCCCTTCTTAATGACTGGCGTTCTATGATTTCTAATAATCAAGCCATTCATATGAGAGCAAAAGAAGCACTTGCTGGAGCAGATCAACATTATTCATCTTTAATTAAAAAAACTTATGAAGTTATTGATGCTGCAGATTCTACTGCAAATCTTTCAGCAAAAACAACCGCTATCAAACTGATAGCAGACATTGAAAGCAAAAGACTTGAGATGCTACAAAAAGCAGGTCTATTAGATAATAAAGAAATAGCAGAACAGATTATTGAAATGGAAAGAAAACAGGGAATCCTAATTGGAATATTAAAAGATGTTGCCTCCAAGCACCCAGAAATTAGATATGAAATTATGAGCAAACTTTCTGAAGTGCAGACAGAGGTGATGGTAATTGACAACGATTGATTTTAGTGAATTTATAGAAGCATTAGACGAAAGTCCTTTTGAAGAAATGCCAGTAGATGTAAAAACTTTTGTAAGAAGCAAAGACTATCTTAATATGCCAGAATTATCAGAGTATCAATATACTTTGGTAGAATGTATGAGTCAAATATATAAAGAAGAGGATGTAGAAAGGTGGCTAGGAAAAGAAAATGGAAAAGAACATTACAAAAAATACACTAAGTCTGAGGTTATTCTTATGTGTGGAAAAGGTAGTGGTAAAGACCATACTTCTACCATTGGCTGTGCTTATATTGTCTATAAACTTCTTTGCCTCAAAGATCCATCGAGGTATTTTGGGAAACCATCGAACGATGCGATAGATCTTATTAACGTTGCAGTAAATGCACAACAAGCAAAGAATGTTTTTTTTAAAGGTTTTAGATCTAAAATTGAAGGGTCTCCTTGGTTTGCTGGTAAATATAAAGAACCAAAAATAGATAGCATTGAGTTTAATAAATCTATAACTGTTTATTCTGGGCATTCAGAACGTGAATCAGCAGAAGGTTTAAACTTAATGCTTGCAGTACTTGATGAAATATCTGGGTTTGCAATGGAAAATGCTGGAGGCAATGATCAAGGAAAAACTGCAGATAATTTATACAAAGCATTTAGAGGCTCTGTAGACTCTCGTTTTCCAGATTATGGAAAGGTTATTCTTCTTTCATTTCCAAGATATAAAGGTGATTTTATTTCACAAAGATATGAAGATGTGGTAGCAGAAAAAGAAACTATTGTTAGAAACTATGAGTTTGTTATTAATCCAGTTTTATCAGAAGATGATCCATCTAATAAGTTTAGTATTGAATGGGAAGAAGACAATATTTTATCTTATAAATTCCCTGGAGTATTTGCTCTTCGTAGACCAACATGGGAAATGAATCCAACTAGAAAAATTGATGATTTTAAAATTGCTTTTTTTACAGACCCATCAGATGCACTAATGCGTTTTGCTTGTATGCCAACAGTATCTTCTGATGCATTTTTTAAATCCAGAGAAAAAGTTGAAAAGGCTTTATCATTTAGAAACCCATTAGATAATAATAGAAGATTTGATTTTAACTTTAAACCAAATCCAGATACAGAATATTTTGTACACGCCGATCTTGCTCAGAAGCACGATAAATGTGCTGTGGCAATTGCACACGTAGATAAATGGGTTAGTGTACAGTCCTTTAATAATTACGAGCAGGTCATGCCTATGGTTGTAGTTGATGCAATAGGTTGGTGGGAACCTAAAAGAGAAGGTCCAGTAGATCTAAGCGAGGTTAAGAATTGGATTATAGATTTAAGAAGAACGGGATTCAATCTTGGTTTAGTTACTTTTGATAGATGGCAATCTTTTGATATTCAAAATGAATTAAAACAGGTAGGGATTAAAACAGAAACTTTATCTGTTGCTAAAAAACATTATGAAGACTTGGCAATGTTAATTTATGAAGAAAGAGTTGTTGCTCCACATATTGACATATTGCTAGAAGAGTTATTAGAATTAAGAATTATGGGAAATCGTGTAGATCATCCTAGAAAGAAATCTAAAGATTTGGCTGACGCTATGTGTGGCTCTGTATATAATGCAATTAGTAAGTCACAAAGAGATAGAATAAAAGAGATTGATATTCATACCTGGAGTAGAGGATCTGTTCAAGATGACTCAATTCGTGATGATGATTTTGGATTTGAAAAAGAAAAGATTAGAGGTAAGATAGGTGGTTGGGATGGCGGGTTTAGATTAATATGACAGACAATTTTGATGAAGAACAAAGAGCAAAAGAACTAATAGAAATGATGCTAGAACTAGGTGCTTTGGAAATTTTGGGGTATGATCAAAAATCTGAATCTTTTACCTATTCTATTACTCCTAAGATGAAAGAACTAATTCCAGAATTCTTTGAAGAACATTTAAAATTTATAAATGAGATAGCATTTACTTTGTGGAATAAAGGATATGTAGAAATTTATTTTGAAGAAAATGGTCCTTTGGTTATGCTTAAAGAAAGCATTGATTACCCCTCTATTATGGACAGTCTAGAGCACGAAGAAAGACTTTTTATTGAGTCTATGCTTAGTGCCTACAATGATGATATAATTTAACTATGCCTTATGATATTAAAAGAAACTATGGTGGCTGTAAGGGTTATGCCGTTGTAGGTCCAGGCGGTTCTAAAGGCTGCCACCCTTCACGTAAAAAAGCAATTGAACAACAAAGAGCCTTGTATGCTGCTGAAGCACAGGCTAAAAAATCTCATGATGGTGCTATAACAAACGAAGACACACCAAATAAAAAACCTCATTCAATAGAAGATTGTGCAGATAAAGAAAATTGTCCAGACCATATGGAAGATAATATGGATAAAAAATCACCATGTTGGGATGGATACGTTCAACGTGGTATGAAGCCAGGAGAAAATGGAACAATGGTTCCAAATTGTGTGCCAGTTAAAAAAGCAGATATGGATTGCTGTCCAGATTTAATTAAAGTAGAACACGAATTACAAGAAGGAATGTTTGTTATGGGACCATACTCTAAAGGAATGGCACATGGAAAAATTGAACATGTTATGAGAGATGGAGGCCTTGCAATTGGATCTGAGTTTGAAATTATGTCAACACCAGAAGATCCAGCAATATTAATAAGAATGTATGAAGAATCAAATGGTGGTGGATGGCAAGGTACTGATTTGTTTACAGCATTTAAATCATCAGAGGCTGTGATAATTGGAACTGAAGAAGATATGATGGATCATTCAATGGACAAGGCAGATTTAGAAAAAAGAAGTTTAGAAGATTTAGATTTAAGACCAACAGAATCTATGGCATCAAATGCTCGTAGAGGATTAGAATTAAGAAGAAAGTTTGGTAGAGGCGGAACAGCAGTTGGTGTTGCTCGTGCAAGAGACTTGGCAAATAGAAAAGAATTAAGTCCAGGTACCGTATTAAGAATGTATTCTTTCTTTTCACGTCATGAAGTAGATAAGCAAGGAAAAGATTGGAATAATTCAGAAAGACCATCTAATGGAAAAATTGCTTGGCTTCTTTGGGGTGGCGATTCTGGCTACGCTTGGGCAAAATCTAAAAGAAATGCAATTATGAATATAAGATCTCAAAAATCAAATGATGTTTATTGGTATGGAACAGCATTTCAATTGCAAAAAGATATTGACAACGACTTCTAAATAGTATAGAATATTATTACATAGAAAAGGAGTTGTGATGAATGATAGCAAAAATGACGACACTATTGATAAAACTTTGCTTAATTATTATAGAAACAAGTCATATCAACTTGAGTATGAACTATTATTTTCTCAAGTATCATCGAACATTAAAATTAAACAACTTGAAGCAAAAATTGACGAATTTAGAAACAGTAGAAGAAATGTTAAAGGTTCCTCAAATGACTCTAAATAAAAAAGAAACTCAAATGGAAAAGTTGTTAAAAAATACTAGAGTTAGTGTTGCAATTTTTAAAGATAAGGCATATTGGATAAAAGATAATGTTTTATACAAATCTAGCGTTGATGAAGAAGGCGAAATAGATGTTGACAACGCTGTTCCAGTTGACGTTATAAACGCATCCTCGGCAGAGTTAAAAAAAATAGCCGAAATAGTAGATCAAATTAATTCGGCTTAGGAAAAAAATAATGATTATTGCTGTTGAGGGAACAAAAACTTTTAATGACTATGATATTTTTATGAGAGCAATGGGCGTTGCACTTTCAAATAAAAATGTAGATAGTGATATTCAAATATGGTCTCTTGGGCCACATGGTATTAATAGTTTTACTGCAGCGTTTTGTAATTTATCGGAAAAATTTTTAAAAGGCAAAGGATATAAATTAAATTTTTATAAAGTTAACCACTCTTGGGTAGCAGAAAATTTATTAAATGTAAATTATTTTGCTTTTTTTTGTAACCCTAAAGAATATGAATCAAAAATGTGCAAGGCAGCACAACAAGTAGAAGGGTGCGAAGTTGGAATATTTAAACACTAGTATTCCGTCTTTAATTATATTTTCAATACAAATGTTTTTTTTAATGTCTGTATTTGCTATGATTTCTAGACCTTCATTTCTATCCTTTTTATTTTTAACCTTAACTTGGTTAGTTGGTCAAAGTTCTTGGATAGTGTACGGAATTGTAACTGGTCAAATTGGTTTTATACTGTTGGGATCATTAACAATCTTCTTAACAATAATTTCTTTAATAATGAGAATAGGTAGTGTAGATGATAATAAATAGTTTTGATAAAATGGAGTCAATAGTAAAATGTAATAGTAATTTAAAATGGGATAATTGGACTGTTATTGCAATTGACAATTCTGATGGTTACTATACAAAAGATGGTGCATTTATAGACGGTGAGTGGAAAAAGCAATACAGATTTGACATGGTGGACTATGGTGTGTGGAATATTCCAGATAGGTATTTAACACATGTACAAGTTTAATGAAAATCGTTTATGTTTAAACATGGACACAAATTTATTTTTTGATAGTTATGAAGAAAAAGAACAAGTCCAAGGTTATGTTGATAATTTATGTTCAATGTGTCCAGCACAAAGACAATGTCTTGCATACGGTGTTAGCAATCAAGAGTGGGGAGTTTGGGGCGGGGTATATCTTGAACAAGGAAAGATATCAAAAGAGTTTAATAAACATAAGAACAATGATGCCTGGTTTAAAATATGGTCAAATATAACAATGGATAAAAAGAAAAATGTATAATATTAAAATGCATAACGCCTTTAAAACAATTTCTGTACCACATGATTTTAAATTAGATATTGTTGATTATGATAGGTTTTTAACATTAAGATTTTATGAAAGTCAGTGGAGACATTATACAGATAAAGAAAGATTTAAGTGCATTCAATACCTTTCAAAGGTAAAGTTTGTACTTGAAAGTCTAGGTGCGATTGTGGCTTTAGATCCAATCCTAGACTTAGAAACACCCGATGATAGAGCGAGAAGAAGGAGAAAGTAATGCCACAAAATATAACTGCAGTAGGAAATTTAGTAAAAGATCCAGAAGTAAAAACTTTTGAAAAAGGTTCTTTAACTAAATTAAGAATCGCATGCACAGACAGAATGTCTGATGGTAATGGTGGTTGGAAAGACGGCGATACAAATTTTTATGATGTTGCTGTTTGGAAATCACTAGGAGAATACGCTGCTTCAACACTTAAAAAGGGCGATAAAGTAATCGTTCAAGGTAAGTTGAAGTATCGTGAGTTTAAACGTAATGATGGAACCAATGGTAATGCATATGAAATTGATGCAACAGATCTTGGTATGTATCTTACTAAGAAAACTGCTGGTGCTTCTAATAAAGTAACCTTAGTTCCCGCAGAAGGTGCTGCAACAGTTTGGGGATAACTAAGTAGTATAATTAAGAGGGGTAAAGTAATTTATCCCTCTTTTTTAATTTGGATGGTATTATGGCAAAGACAGGTTTAACTTTTAAAATTGATGCAAAAGAAGTTGAAAAAATAATAAAAAACACAGTAGATTATACTGATGGCTTCCTTGAAGAATTTAAATTACAAGAATCACAAATAATGTCTGATGTAATGAATGCCGTAGTGGACATATTTTATGACGACTTAGATCAAAAAGCAAGGTCTAATCCAGGTGCATTTCATCATATTTATGAATGGTATCAAGCAGGAGATCCTTCATCTAGACTAGTGGAATTAGATGCAAAACTAAAAGGAAAAGTTGCAACACTGTCTGCATACTTTTTAGAATCAACTACACTGCCTGAAAACAATCCAGGTGAGACTAGAGAACCATTCTCTTGGAAAGCAGAAATTATGGAATATGGTAGAGGTGTTGTGATTGAACCAAAATATGCAGATGTTTTACAATTTACAATAGGAAAAAATGAAATATTTACCAAGGGACCAATATTTGTGCCAAACCCAGGAGGAAATGATGTACAAGGATCTTTCACTGCATTTTTTAATCAGTTTTTTTCTCCTAAATATTTTGTTAATAAAGTTTTAAATTCTGATTTAAAGTTTCAACAGTATTTTTCTAATCCAACTACATATGAAAAAAATTATAGAAGATCAGTAAGTACTGGAGGATCAAGAAGTGCTGGCAAAGCAGCAGCAAAAGAGTGGGTATTAAAAGCAGGATACTCTATGAGAACTACTCCATCTGGCAGAACACAATTTAAAAATTCAAAAGGCCAGGTAGTAAGTAAGGATAAAGCAACAAAAAAAATATAGTATAATCAAAAAGGGGAGACAATAAATGGGAATGTATATACAATGGAAAGACGATAAGGTAAAACAATCATTTAAACCTAAAAAATGGCAACCAATGGTGTTAAATGGAAAAGATGCAATTACTCCAACACAAGAAGGACATTGCTTTTGGGAGGCACAGTTACATTTAACTCTACCAAAAACTGGTAGACCAACATATGTAAAGATGAATTACTCAAGAGACTATAAAGGTAAAAATGATACTACTGGAACAAATACATATGCTATACCAGCAGATGTAGAGTCTGTACAGTTTACACTTTCATGGTTTTTTAATGCTAAACCAGATACACCAATTTCGTGTATGGTTTATCATAACGGATCATCAGATATTGTTTCTGAAATAAGACAATTCAAAGGACTGATATTATAATGGCATCACCAATTAAAGATGGAAAAATTACAACAGCATATAAAAAACTTGGCAAGATGTGGTCGAAAGGTTATCATACTGGTGTCGACTATGCAGTCAAGACAGGTACTCCAGTACTTGCAGTTGCAGACGGAAAGATTGAACCAGCAAACTGGGGCAAATCATATGGAACTCAAGCAGTACAAAAAGTTGAAGGTGGATGGGTAATTTATGCACATCTTTCTAAACTTGATGTAAAAGCAGGAGACAAAGTAACTAAAGGACAACAAATTGGATTAAGTGGAAACACAGGAAATTCTTCTGGTCCACATTTACATTTTGAAATGCGTGACAACATTCGTTGGTCAGCAGGAAAAGATATAGATCCAACAACAATTCTTAACTCATAATATTAAATATAAAGTATAATATTACTAGGCTTATAATTAGGCCTTCTGGAGAAAGAAGGATTGTCAAGACGTCTTAAAATTAGAATAATGCTTTTAACACCACTGTTATTGGCATTATTCTTTTCTTTTATACCCCAAACAAATGCAAACGTAGCACCTTGTGATACCTATCAGGTAAACGGTGGCGATCAAGCATTCTTAATGAATTTAAACACACCTCTTGAATGGGGTGGAACAGTATATACAAATAATATTTATGTAAGTCCAAAGGGAACAATAACTTTTGGTGCAGGAGATTATACATTTTGGACATATCCTCCAACACCATCTATATCAATTGGTTCCTATGATTACCATGCATTTCCAAATCAAGAAACTCCTGGAATGTGGAGCCCTGGATGGGGGTATGGAAATGATCTTTATGTTAGATATGGATCAACTGCAACTTCTATATGTGTTGATTGGAAAGTTATGCTATGGGGACAAACAACTGGACAGCCTGTTTATATTAGAATGTTGGCAGAAGTAAATCCAATTAATTACACATGGACTCCAACTTATCAAGTAAGTTCTAATGCACCAGCAGGTGCAAGATATGGTGCCAGATATACAACTAACGGACCTATTCAGCCTTTAAGTGTTCAAACTATTACTACTCCACCATCACCAAGTCCAACACCAAGTCCTACTATAACCCCTACACCAACGCCTACACCAACGCCTACACCAACTCCTACACCAACACCTACAGAAACACCTACAGAAACTCCTACACCCACTCCTACACCATCAGAAACAGTAGAGCCTACTCCAGAGCCTACTCCGACTCAAACTCAAGATCCTGATCCAGTTCAGCCAGATCCAGATCCAACACCTGTTGAGACACCAGTTGACGAACCAGCAATAGAAGAGCAAGAAGAAGTACAAGTGGAAGAAGAACAAACTTTAGAACCTTCACAAGAACCAACTCCTATAGAAGAAATTATATCAGTTGAGGAAGAAGTTAATAATGCTATTGATGAATTAATAGTTAACGAAGAAGAAATTTCTAATGAACAATTAGAAGATATTACAGAATTATTATTAGAAAACTATGAAGTAGATGAAGTAATGCCAGTAGCAGAATTATTAGATAACTTATCTGATGAACAAGTATTAGAACTCTTGGAACAATTAGATGAGAATCAAATTATTGAATACCGTGAAGGTGTTGAATTAGAAGCAGGTGTTGCTGTTGTGTTTGAACAACTAGCAGATCCTGCAGCCCTTTTGGGAGAGTTTGTATCAGACCCAGGTCAAGTGTTAGAAGCACTTGGTCAACTTGGTGCTGATATGACAGAAGAAGAAAGAGAAGACTCACAATCAGTTGTTGTTGCAACAGTTATTGTAGGTCAATTATTAGGATCTGTATCAATGTCTTCAAGCATAGTACAGATGAATGCAAGAGCAGAAATAAGGAGGATAACATGATAAAGGCAATATTAAAACCTTTTAAGTTTATCTTCAAAGCAGTTAAATTCGTAGTTATGTTACCCATAAACCTAGTTAAGTTCACTCTAAGCAAGGTTTGGGCGGTAATTAAATATGTTCTTAATCTTGTTTGGAAGGTACTTAAAGGTATATATAAAGTAATAGTCGGGGTATATAAAGAAGGTATTCAAGTTATTACTTGGATTATTACAAGTATCTATAGTGCAATTAAATCTATAGTTTTAAATATATGGAAAGTAATTGTATGGGTATTAAATAAAGTATGGCAATTAGCAAAATT